TACTGATTACCGATAGCACCATAAGCAGAGTTGAGTGAGATCTTCTTAGCCATCTGGATATTGTTGCAACGGGCGATCTCTTTCTCCAGAGTCTTTGTAGGAGTCTTTTCATAATCTTTCTTTGCCTGAATCATCTTCTTTTTGAAGATCACACGGTCACCATACATCTTGTCCATGAGTTCTGGCAGGAACCCACGAACATCCTTACGATACATTGCACCGTTAGCACACACCGCATTATCCTTGTAGAGTTCAAAATTTATTTCCTCATTAAGGATTCGGTCAACCGTTGCCGTTGGATGTCGTTCCTCCAGAAGTGTCTCCGGGGAAATATTGTACTGCATAATAAGATGAGGATAGAGAGAGTTAAGGTCAAAACTGACAACCCAATCATACTTTCCTGGAATTGTCAATGCAAGTTCAATCAACTTCATCTTATCTTCCAGTCGGTCAACAAGTTCTACGTCAACGATGTTGTACTCAATGAACTTTTGCCACCCGTGAGTATAAAAATCTTTAAAGGTATCAAACTCGGAGTGATCAAGTTTCTTCTGACCAAGTTCTACCTCGGCTATGTAGTCCAGACGATATGATTCTTGTGCTTTATAAGTAAACTTCTTATACAGATCAAGATAATCAAGTTGGGTTAGTCCACCAACATCAAAGGTGATCTGCTTTCTACCTTGAATATAGATCTCTCCTTCGGTCACAAGACCCCAGTTGGAGAAACGCTTCATCAACTTCTCTCCAAGCACCCTGTTGAGGCGCTTACAGATGTATGGGATATCGAACAGTTGAATGTTCCAACCAGTCACCACATCAGGAACATCCTGCATCCAGTAATTGATGAAGTCACTGAGCAGTTGATGTTCTGTTGAACAATAACGATAGGTTACGTTCTTCTGTTTATTGATGAAAGGCTTTACACCCCAAGTAATAATCTCCTTTGTGGTGTAGTCCTGAATGGTGATTGCAAGAATCTCTTCTGATGCAGACTCTACATCAGGGAATCCTTTCTCTGCAGTGGTCTCAATATCAAGAGTTACCAGTTTGATCTGACTGATATCAAACTTGATCTCATCCTCAGGATACTTCTCAGAAATGTATTGATAGATATAACGATCATTACCGTAGATCTCAAATCCATCTACTTCATCATATTTCTTGTAGAACTCACGGCAGTCACGAACGCTACCGGGTTTGATTGGTTCTACTGAATCTCCACTTAATGTCTTAAATTTAGAATCTTTCTTGGACTTAACAAAAAGGGTAGGAAGAAACTCATCACGGTATTCATATCTCTTACCATTGTCAACGCCACGAACCAAAACCTGGTTCCCGATCAGTTGGACATTAGTGTAGAATCGCATTAAATAAGACCTTTGTAACTATCAAGAATTTGCATTGTAGGTTCTGAAAGAGTAAGAATCTTGTCAGAACTCATCATAAAAACATCGTCAGATGCGAACCCCTCTAACCAGCGGCGCAAGAATAGTTTACCATCTTCTTGCAGAACCACCTCATAGGGTTTGGTCAGTTTACAATCTGGTTCACCAATATCAGCACCGACTTGTTCAACCTGCGAGATTAACTTTAGGTTGTTTGTCAGGACCATCAGTTTGATTATCTTCTCCTGCTCCGTCTTTTCCATAGTTCACAACATCCTTTACGTACATTTCTTTTAGTTTGACCACAGGGTCAACCATTGTAATAACCCAGTCAGCTACCACAGGGATAGTCTCCTCTACTGCAAGAGGCATCCAGGGGAACAAAGAAACTTCATACCCTGCCTTTTTATTAGGACCCTCAGACTGCTCTGTGAGCAACTCAGGATAGCGCATCTTCACAACACAAGGTTTATTTAGAAAATATCCTACAACTCGACGATCTTCATCTTCACCCACAGTCATCTCAGTGGTATCTGCAATAATGTCTTCACCAGACTTCAAGAGCAATAGTTTAATAGTCATTCTTAGTCTTTACCTCCAGGTATTATAACGTAAAAAAAGAGGGGCGTCAACTGGATTTTGCCAGTTGCCCCTCGCGGCGACGATATTCAATTATATTTAGAACCAGTCTTTTCTCTGGTGTGCTTCAGGAACAACCTTACCAAGAACAACGGTCAGGAGCCCATCCTCAAATTCAACTGATCTAACTTCCGTATCCTCTGCCAGTGTCCAAGTTCTGGTGAAAGATCGTTGAGCCACTCCTCTATGGATGTACTCTTTTCCTGACTCTCCATCTTCTCTTTGTCCTTCGACAAAGAGTTTTCCGTCTTGTGTGTAGACATTTACTTGTTTCTTTTTAAATCCTGCGAGTGCTAACTCAAGCCTGGATTCTACGTTGCTGACCTGAATTAGATTATACGGCGGATAATTCGTCGTTGTTTCGTGTAGTGTAAACAGACGATCGAAGTATTCATCCATACCGATGCTGTTCTTATTTATACGATCAAGCAACTGATCGATATTTGCAGCATTATACTTCATGAGGTTTCCCATTTTACTTCTCCTTTGTAAGCGAGATTTGATTGTGTGGACCCGTTCGGCATCCACTACTAATTATATCACAAAGCATAAAAAAGGGGGTGTTGTTACCCCTACTTTTTTATTCGGTTATACCATATTAAAAAATGCGTCTAATGTTCCATCTCCCCTCCAATCTTCAACCTCTTTATTTACGTTTACCATAAACTTACTGCCATCACATGGACACTCAACTTCTATCTCCAAATTAATTGGTAAAAAATTAGGTTTCTCAACTCCCGTCATATTATGAAGATATTCATATCCATCCTCTGCGGAATTTACATAATCTCTCTGAAACTCAATTAGAGATTCTTCCCAAGTTCTCTTCGCTTTTCCATTAGTTGGATGCCAAATATCAAAAACATTTGCAATCTTAATAGTTTCTACTACTGTTTTAGCATCAACATCATAGTCCTCTGCATAATATTTTAAATAATTATCCAAATTATTCATATATTCTTTTCGGACTAAATCACCTGTACCGGCGTTAAGTCTAACCATCCTTCCAAAAATTTGAATAGGGATTGGAGTTCTAACTTCTTTGGGATCCCTGATCCTACAGACAACTTGAGCAGTCAAGTTGTGAACGTTGATTCCAGAGCGACCTCTGTTAATAACAAGAAGAAATCTAAGAGGATTATGTTCGGCATGAAGCCTCTCCATCAATTCAGAGTTTGTTACTTTTTCCTTAACACCATCAAGAGTCCAAACCGTATTTCCACCACTACTATCCTCAACCATTGTAGCAATCATTGGTTCAGACTCATCAAATCCACAATCAGAAATCAAATATTTTGCAATGGTTTCTCTAACCTCATCAATTGAGCATCCCCAAACACCCCTTGAATCTCCACACACATACATAGCGGTAAGTTTGGTATTAATACGTTCATCCTTATCAGGTCTACGATATGTACTGGAAAGTTGCTCTTCTCTTTCTAAAGGATAATATTTAAGGTTAATTAATTTTTCCTCTCTCTCAAACAAAAGGTCAATACTCTGATGAATAGCAGGTTCAACGGATGACTGTCCCTGATATTTTGTAAAAGAATAAGGATGTGCTTTACTCATCCATGCTTGCGAAGTAAGAATAACTTCCTTTTCAGCGAGTTCACCACAAACTCTAAATTGATCGCTAAGTGAAGAATGTCCTTTATGATGTTCTGTTGGAGTTGCAGTAAACCCAATGATTCTTGGATTTACATCTCTCCACTTTTTAATTCTCTGCCAAGTTTCGGCAGTATATTCAGAAGAATATCCAAAGTTAATTACATATGATTCTGATCCAGGATCTGCTGCACCAATAAATTGATGAGCTTCCTCAATCACCAAAACAGAGTCAGAAGCATACTCCAGCAACCTTTCAAAATTTGTAGTGAAATATGTGTGTGTACAGGAAACACATAGAACTGTATCTGGCATATTACCAAAACAATCGAGAATATTGCTACTTGGAGGATCTGCAATAAAACTAAACCTGGTGCCACCATCCTCGGAAAGTTCGTAAACCTTTTCAAAAGTTCCATCATGTGCAACTTCTCTTGTTGGAGACAATCTAAAAATATACTTCATCTCAGGAAATACCTGTTTGAGTTTCAACGGCATTTCTTTATCTTGATAGTGAGATTTACCACCACTTGTTTGAAGTGGGTAGACCTTTACTTTGGGTTCTAAAAAAATTGCACTACCAATAGACTCCTCAAAGTTTGATGCAAATTCAGCATAAGCATCATTAGGGCGCATTTCTCTGGCCATTGCGATTACCTCTTAATGTTCGTTAACTGTCTTATCGACTGGGTTAGTTGTTACGGGAACATATCCCACCTGAGGCTTTCACCAACAGGTATCTACTACTCAACTGATATAGTAGACGATCTATTTATACGAAATAATAATACAAAAAAAGACCCCTGTCAAGGGGTCACGGGTATTCCGACATTCGTAGAGTCTGCACGAAAGACTCAGACTTATTTATTCTTCGGTGGTCTTGCCTTTCTTACCAATATTATATTTTTGCTCAAGAATCCATTCGCCCTTGTCTTTGTAAGCAAGAACTTTAATCTGGTTCAGTGGAGCAATATCAGAAACTGAGTCTTCTTTAACTACTGAGATAAGTCCCCAGTCAGCAAGCAAACGAGTAATACGGTTGCGGCGCTGTACATCATTAACAGTAAGATTAGCGTGCTTCCCATCAAGGGCAAACAGTTCCTTAAAGTGAACAATGAAATACCTGCCCTGTTTATGCAGGATGTGACATGATTGATAGAGTTTTTTCTCCTTACGGGATGCAACTCCAATTCTGGTTAGCGTTTCTCTGACTTTCAGAAAATCATCGGGTTCATTCAAAAGAACCTCCACCATCTGATCTTGAGACCAATCAACCGTAGGTTCTACAGTATTAGTCATTTCCGTCCTCCAATATCAAGTCGTTGTTTAATAAAATTAATCTGTTCTTTAGTCAGGATTTTCAGAGCTTGAGATGCTTTTTCATTACTATATCCATAGTATTGTTTGACGCTTTCCAGGTCCGTGACTTTATCCTTTCGGAGCCAGGGAGAAAATCTCTTCTTTTTCCTCAGACTATTTAGATAAAAAGAATATTGCATATCTTTATCAAGAAAGTTATACCTATTCATTTCATTGGCGAACATGACACAATCAAGGTGCCCAGACAGACAACGATTAATGATATATGGAGGGTAAGAGCTAATGTCCTCACTTAGATCCTCCTTGTTGAAGTTGATTGAATTTAACCAGTCTTTAAGTTCCATTATCTAATAATCTCCAAATCTACACCAGGTTTCCAAATTTCAAGTTCAGTTCTAAGTCGATCTTGATCTTGTAGTTTTTCATATCTCTTGGTTGCTTTCTTCTTCCACCAAGTGATTGCTTCATCCATCGAGTGCTCAAATTTACCAAAGTAATATCTTTTCTTCTCAGTTAAGGACTTAGCATGTTCAATGCAGTCATTGAACTCTTTTAGTTTCTCTTCATTCTTCAAAGAATTGCGGATGATAGAAATCATCTTGGTCTGAATCTTTAGTTTCTTGGAGGACTTGTCCGCAGAGATCAGACGTTCACCACCATTACGCTCATTAAACCACCAGAAGAAGTCCCTAAACTCATCATCATGGAAGAGTGGTAAGAAGTTGCTCTCCGTGTCTCCTATGTGCCTCAGGAAGGGTTTGAGTCCGTCATACATCGATACCCCCTTGGTGGTGCCATAGAGAGAGGTAGTCTCAAAGTATTTAAGATCTGTACCATACTTCTCATCAAACTGCTGTTTGAGTTCCTTAGAACATGCTAAGAGGGCAAGAAGTTTTCCGCCCAGGTAATTGAACCCGAAAGGTTGAGTAGGAACAATGTTAAATCCCATAACAAAGTGAGCATTAATATCAGAAAGAGGTAGAACCTCACCAAAGTAATCATTGCGTGGTTTACTATTGATAGTCGGAGATCCAAAACGAACAACACCAATCACTTTGTTGGTGTTTGTTTCTGTCACAATCCACTTATGGGTTCTACCAGGAATTGCTTCCTCAATGGCATTAGACGCTGTGAGGTTCAGGGTCTCAGAATACAACCATTGATTGTATCTTGATGTCGTCTTTGGGTTAGTATCAACAACATGAACCTCAAAGTTCATATCATTTGGATGTATTCCAAATGCATCAAAAAATTCGCAGTCTGCACCGAAGAGAGATCCAGATCTTTCATTAATGCGATCTTTCTTAACGAACCTCAGATAATCATCAATACGGTTGAACTGAATATAGTAATCAATAAATTTATTAGCAGCATAAACTGCGTCACTTTCACTCAGTATCATCAATAAAATTTAGGGGTATCTGGATCATCTGCGCGGAGAAGAACTCCGTCAACTTTATTAAGTAGTTCTTGCACGCCTCCATGCAAAACTCGATATCCAGTTCCAACATAGAGTTGACCCAGGACAACTGCAATAGTACAGACTCCCCAAAA